TTATTTCTCTTCTTCTGTTATCTTATAAATACTCCAAAGAGTAACACCATCAACCGCCATTTCCATACTTAAGCTTAAAGAATCCATTTCTTTCCATCCTCTGGTAAAATCGCTATTAATATTTCTAAATAAACTCCAAGATTTCTCTCTTGGCTTCAAAACTTTTCTAAAAATGCCATAACCTGAAAGCGCTAAATCAACCGTTGCATAAGTAATATCTGCATCTTTATCACTTAAACCAATTTTATTAGCAACATACCTATATCCTTCTCTGACACTACCATTAATATTTTCTCTGTACAGTAGATAATATCCATTTTCAACAACATTATTATACCCATGAGCCATTAATGGCGCACCGAATGAGGCACATGCTAACCCTAAAGAAGCTTTACAGACTGTATAACCTGCAAGAATTTGAGTGCCACCACCAACAAATCCGATCTGTTTTAATATAAGATTAGTATAACTTGATTTCTCTTTTTCCTTCTCAATTATTGCATATTGCTTTACTCTGTTTGCAGTTAAATAGAAATCTTGCTCCTTCAAATGATTTATTTCAAACTGAATAAATTCAATTGCACCATTTGAAGATAAACAATGAATACGAACCTGACCTAATATATCCTCTACAAAAAGATTTATTTTTGAATTAAAATCCATTCTTATTTTACTATGAGTTAGATAGCGAAAAGATAAAGTTTTCGCCAACTCTCTCAATTCCCTTACCTTCAAATCCAATAAGTTATCTTGCTTCATATCCCCCCCTATAAAACCGATTTCTTATTTTCAAACCGCAAAATCATTAATATAGTTTATGTAAAATAACAAAAATAAACCAACAAAGAAACAATGAACAGAGCTATATAGATAAATCCACTCGAATAACGAGTGGATTTTCACATAAACAAATAGATTAAAATGATTAAACTAAGATACGTAGCATGCGACGTAGAGGCTCTGCTGCTCCCCACAACAATTGGTCACCTACCGTAAAAGCAGATAAATACTCTGGACCCATATTCAGCTTACGTAAACGCCCTACAGGGGTATTCAACGTGCCTGTTACCGCTGCCGGAGTTAATTCGCGCATACTCAATTCGCGATCATTTGGAATAACATGAACCCAGTCATTATGTGCAGACAGTAATTGCTCAATTTCAGGAACCGAAATATCTTTTTTCAATTTCAAAGTAAATGCCTGGCTGTGGCAACGCAACGCCCCGATACGAACACACAAGCCATCCACAGTAATGATATTATTACCGGTATTGAGGATCTTGTTGGTTTCTGCCTGCCCTTTCCACTCTTCACGGCTTTGGCCGTTATCAAGTTGTTTATCAATCCACGGGATCAAACTACCTGCCAACGGCACACCAAATTGCTCAGTTGACATAACTCCGCTACGAGTGAAATCGGTTACTTTTCTTTCAATATCCAGAATAGCCGATGCCGGATCTTGCAGCTCTTTTGCTACCTGAGCATGCAAAGATCCCATCTGAACCAGAAGTTCACGCATATGACGAGCGCCCGCACCAGAAGCTGCCTGATACGTTGCAACAGAAGCCCATTCAACCAAATCATTGGCAAACAAACCGCCCAAAGACATCAACATTAGGCTAACAGTACAATTACCACCAACAAAAGTTTTTATACCTTTATTTAGACCTTGCTGAATATGCGTATGGTTGACCGGATCAAGAATAATAATGGAATCATCATTCATACGCAGCGCTGAGGCTGCATCAATCCAATATCCCTGCCAACCTGTTGCTCTCAACTTTGGATAAATCTCATTAGTATAATCTCCCCCCTGACAACTAATAATAATATCCAAAGCACCAAGAGCTTCAATATCGAAAGCATTCTGTAACGTACCTTGCTGACCAGTAAAATCAGGTGCTGGCTGTCCGTGTTGTGATGTCGTGAAGAATACTGGACGAATAACATCAAAATCCCGCTCTTCAATCATACGCTGCATTAATACTGAGCCGACCATACCGCGCCAGCCGATAAAGCCCACATTTTTCATCATTATTGTCCTACTTTGGTGAGTGTTGATCAGTGATTCTGATTACACCAAAGCTGACAAAATATGACCAAGGACGCAAGTGAATTTATTAACTAATTCACAAGATATTTAGCAACGTAGCTAGCAGCAAGATATATAACAAATCTAGCATCTGAGTAAAAAGCCACCTCTTGGTGGCAAATATTTACAATTAACTTTTAATTTTCAAGTCACATTCAATTGAGTTTTAGTTTTTTCTTTGGGATGCGGCTTAACACTTATTACTTCACCAGGTTTGGAAATAAAGCGGACAAACGTTTCATGGCTGACGAAAGTTGCACCACAATTGATATTTTGACATTGATTGTAACGTTCTTTTGTATGGCAGGAATGCTCAAAGCTGCTGCGTGCATGAGCAGCTTTACCACAAAGAGGACACTTGATCATATTTCTTTACCCTTAACTAAAACATGAACTCTCACTATGCGAACAATATAGCAATGAGATCTCACTTAAAGAACAATTATTTCATATCGAGATCATCAATTTTTAATTCCAGAGTCAGTGCTGTTGTAAAACCACCAGATCCATCTACCGTGTGAGTAACTGTTGTTAATGTCCACTCGGCAGCATCTATTTCTGGTTTAAAACCAGTAACCTTAATGGGTATTTCAGGGTAGAGATCTGCACGCCCCTGAGCCAGTTGAATCGAAAACGTCGCTGCCCCACGTTGTATTTTTTCCCAAGCAACCTTGGCAGCACGTTTAGCGCTGGCTTCATCAGCATAAGTACGAGAAAGTTCTAATACGTTATCTTTGCTACCTACTAAATAAGATTTTAATTTATCAGTATTTTTCTGACTTTTTCGCTCGACGGTTAAGGTATGTTTTTTCTCCGGTTTACGGACATCCAACCAATTTGCTACCACGCCGGTATAAGCTTCACGATCGGACAGAGTAAAATTATGATTGTCACCTGACCGACGTGTAATCACTAATGCGGGAATAACCGCACCACTGGCTGTTTTATTCTGCCCTTGCCGAATAAATATCAACTTACCATTTTTTACTGAAGCAATTGCCCCTTCCTGCCTTGCCAAGCGGGTAAGAAAACTACCATCTGACTCATTCGTCTGATCAATATGGTTAATCAGTATCTTCGCAATATCCTGATGCAAATCAGCGGTAAGGTTATTTCTAGCAGATATAGTATGGACAATATCACCTATCGTTTTCTTATGATAAGACTCTTCACGTCTCATATTGAGAGATTCACGAAAATCAGCACTACGGGCACGAATCGTTAATTTGTCCGGCGCTCCACTGTGACCAATTTCATCCACAGTAAAACGGCCTTTACTAATCAGTGGTTGATCACGCCATCCCAACGCCAATGAAATCACATTACCTCTGGAAGGTAGCACTAAACTTCCATCTGCATCATCCAGTTCAATATCCAGCTGGTCGGCTTCAAAGCCACGATTATCTGTCATTGTTAGTGACATCAGGCGCGATTGAATGCGCCCGCTGATATCTTTATTATCAATTTCCAAAAGAAATGAAGGCGCACTGCCTTTTTCAGCTCCCCTGCCAAATTCAGACGTCATGGCAATACCTCTCTGACTCTATCTGACAAATTGTCTGTAAGCATAGAGAATTGCCCCTGAAGATCACCGAACATTTCACTTATAGAACTATCCACTCGCCGCAATGTCAATGTGAAATCAATTTTGCGGGCAGAACCATTCGACATAAATTCAGTTTTTGTCTGATCGATACTTTGAATAACAAACATACCGTAAACCGTGCCAGTGCCATCTATAAAGGACCAAGCCTTACCGCTATCAGCCATAACTTGTAGTACCGTCAATGATAAACGACCACCGGTAATTTCTGGATATAACGAACCAGAAAGTGTCATTGTGTCGTTATCCGGCCCCAGAAATTGCCAGGCTGGCCGTATCCCGATACGGCTGTTAAAAGCATGTCGCCATGACCGCTGATGTTGCATATTCTGGTATGGCGTGGTCTTCAACATAAAAACAAATAAACCCAGTGCAGCCATCATAATTAAAATTCTCCTCTATCAGAGAATGAACTACGTAAACGAGCCTGCTGTCTACGTTCCCGATCATCCAATTCACGCCTAACCGCTGCGGCAATATCCTGCTCAGACTGCCCCGGCGCACCATAGATATTTATATGATAGACCGGTGATTCACTGCGGTACTCTACCACCTGACGTTTGTCCGCTTTCTTTTCCTGAATCTGCGGATAAGCATGAATCGGTAAGCTCTGAGCATGCAACGGTGCTGTTCTGGCTGCGGTAGAAGGCGCCATTACGCTTAAAGAAAATGCCGCAGCGGCAGCAAGTTTAGCTGTCTGTCGTCTGCTAATAACATTGACAGGGCCAGTGACAATCTCTGGTCCATATTCACCAACAATACCAAATCGACCAGCCGGAATAATGCCCCCTTTGTCATGTTTAGGCAGAACTGAACTAACATTAGGACTCACATTATTACTGGCGTCTTTTGAAATATCCTCCTTTGACCGCATCCAGTCAGGGAGATACTCAGACAATGAAGTCAGCTTCTTTTTCAGGGCTTCCCACTTTTCATTAATCCCCTCTAATAAACTGTTAACTATCGCTATGCCAGCCTCTTTAAATTTACTGGGTAGATTCATTACGTCAGTAATAATTTCATTCCATTTATCCGAGATCGATATTTTAATATTCTCCCAGATATCTAATGTATTCTGTTTAACTAATTCCCAGGCATTACTGATATTAGTTTTAATATTATCCCAAGTTTGCAAAACACTCTGTTTAATAGACTCCCATTTCTCACTTAGGCTAATTTTAATATTTTCCCAAAGCTGAGAAAATTTCGGCCCTAATGTTTCCCAATTTTGCCAAATATAAACGGCAGCCATTGCAATTACACCAATAATGGCGAGGATTGGGTTAGCCATCATCAGACGACCAACGATCATCATGGTGCTACCCAGCATTTTTAGAGCATTCCCCACCAATCCGAGAGCTCTCACGCCAGCACTACCAAAGAAAGTAAGACTATATTTCGCCACAGCTAATGGAAGTAATATTGAAGCAATCGCCTGTGCCAACGCGCCAAACACAGTTAACATGCCTCCGACCACCACCGTAATAGTCGCAAGCGTTGCAGCCAAACGTGGATTAGCTTCCATCCACTCACTGACTTTATTGACTACATTTGTCACCTGCTGGGTGACTTCTCTTGCCGGACCTTCTACGCCAGAAAACATCTGAACGCCTAGATCACTCCAAGCGGCATTAAGCTTTTGGATATCACTGGTAAGACTATTCGTCATTGCAGATGCAACTTTTTGGGATTCACCTTGAGCATTTTTTAGTTCAACGATAAAAGATTGCAATCCCCCCTGTCCTGCCTGATTCACCAACACATTCAGAGCAGGAACAGCATTTTCACCACCAATTGCCGTGAAATAATTTATACGTTGTTTGCTGCTCATTGACCGGGTTTTATCATCCAGTTCAGCAAGAATATCAGGTAATTGCCGTAAATTACCTTTAGCATCACGAGTTTTAATATCGAGTTGTTTCAATGCGGCGGCGGCAGCTTTAGGTGGTTCAGCCAACCGGCTTAGTACACTGCTCAAAGCCTCTCCAGCTTCACTTCCCTTGATATTGGCATCACTTAGCTTTCTTGTAGCAGCAGCAACGGTTTCAATATCAATCCCCAAAGAAGCAGCCGCTGGAGCGACAGATTTCATGGTGTCACCCAACCCCGCCAACGTTGTTTTTGAACCAATAAGCGTTGCCGTCAAAACATCACTAACATGCCCCATCTCTTCGGATTGTAATTTAAATCCTTCCAGTACATTAGTGCTAATATCAACCACATCGGCGAAATCTGTACCGCTTGCCTGCGACATTAATACCGCGCCAGGCATCACATTCTTTATCTGGTCAGGAGAATAACCCTTGGAGGCATAAAGGCTTTGTCCCTGTGCAACTTGGCTGACAGGAATCCCAGTGCTTTTACTCAACTCACGGCTTTGATTAAGCAACATGGTGTATTCAGGAGAATTCTTTTCAATATTAGTTTGCGCCTGAATTTTAGACATTTGAGCACTAAGATCATAACCCGGGATCAGAAAGTTTTTACTGGTTGTCAGTATCTTACCGCCTGCCGATTTCGCATTAGCGCCATATTGGCTGACACGATCACGAAGTTCTTTGATTTTGCTATAACGGCCTTCACCGCGATTTTCTTCCTTTTGACTACTGGTACGTGTAGTTTCCTGCACAATCTGACCAGCAGCAACTCCGGTTTTTTTACTCAGCTCGCGACTCTGATTGAGTAACGTGTTGTATTTAGAAGAATTTTCTTCATCTTGACTACTGGTATGCGCAGTTCCCTGCGCATATTCAGGAGCAGAATAAGGTTTAATGGCTTTATAAGTCTGATTTAATCGCTTGTATTCATCACGATTTTGCCGGATAGAATCCGCCAACCTTTTATTATTTCGCTGTGCGGATTTCAAGGCGCTGGTCAGCTTATTTACGGACTGTATTACCAATGTAAGCTGTGACTGTGTATTACTCATTTTCTGCACCACTTCGTAAGATGGCCCGATGTCGCCAGTCCAGTAATTCCGTCAGTGACATTTCACTTGTCACTGCCGGAGACCAGTGGAAAACGGTGGCAATATCTGCCACCAATTCATCTACGGTTAGTCGGTCTGGAAACCGGACTTCGCCGACTTCGGTAACAAAAAATTGACCACCTCAACACTGAGATTAATCAGATCGCCGGGCGTCATTGACAACAGGTCGCTTTTAGTGAGCGCGGGTGTGGTAACGCGCGGCAAAACCAATATCATTGAATCCACATCCATCTCCAGCAAAGCCTGTAGCCGAGCACCACGCAGCGCGCCACTGTTCGGTTTGCGCACCACCACTTCAGTGATGTTGCTACTACCACGTGCAAGCGGTTCTTCTAATACGATTGTGCGCTGCTCGTCGTTTTGAGTAATTAGTGTTTCTGTCATGGTTCAACCTTGTTTATCCGATTAGATTAAAGACCCATAGCGCGACGGTGATCTGCCAAGCGATCCTCACCATTAACAACTTCAACCATGTTAACGGTATCCACTTCGATCAGAACTTCACCATCCCATGTCAATTTAAAATAGGTGTTTTTAGCGCTGATTTTGGTCTGAGTGTTATCTCCCTGCTTATAAGTACCGTGGTCAAACTCATGGAAACGGCCACGCATCACGATTTCAACAGCAATCACATCGTTGGTATCATCGCGCTGATAGGAGCCAGCAAAGCGCAACATTACGCCATCAGCTTTGGTCAATCCCCATTGCCGATAATGTTGAGCTTCCATACCTCCCAGAGTAAATTCAACGTCTAATGCACCTTCATCCAGGCCTAAGTCCACGGTTGCGCTACCGTTCATACCACCGCCACGATAGGTTTCCAGTTTACGACTCAGCTTAGGCAGAGTAAGTTCTTCTACTATTCCCTGATAACTATTGCCGTCATTAAACAAGTTCAGGTATTTAAGTTTGCGAGGTAATGCCATCTGTGTCCCCTTAGCCGTTTATGCTTTTAGCGAAATCCATCAGGTAACGATCTGTAATACGCTGGCGTAACATCATGTTTTCCAGTGGTGGTACAGGTGTATAGTCGTAATCGAGGGTCAACTTACCCGCTTTCAGAGTGTCTTTATCATTGACGTTTTGGTCATACCAACATTGACCATCAATAATGTAGCCCCCAGATTTCAGTTCACGGAACTTAGCATTGATACCTTCGATAATGTCTCGTACGAGTGAAGGAGTTAGTGGCTTATCGATTGCCCACATATGTGCTTCTGCCATAGTGTCAGCTAATACTTGGGCGGTACGAGTGTAACTTTCGAACTGGAACAATGGGTCATCAGCGCAGGTACGGGAACCCCAGAAACGGAAGCCATTTTTACGGATAAGTGTCGTGATACCATTTTGGTTTAGCAAACCAGCATCAGTTGCTGGATCTTGAAGATCCCAGAAGACGTCCGCAGAAAGACCGGTCACACCATTGACACCGATGTTGGACAGAGTTTTGTGCCAACCTGTTTCTTCATCAATTTTTGCACGCAAACCCAGTGCACGAGCAGTAGCGTAGGCGATAGCGTCTTTATTAGCAACAGTATCCCAACTCAGGAAATCAGGCCAAATCAGCATTAATTCGCGCTGACTGAAGTTTTTGCGGTATTCGATAACTTCTGAGATAGTCTTACTGCCATAAGCGCTGATATAAGCCATTGCTCTCAGTTTCTGCGCGATACTCGCTAACTCAACAGCAACAGCCTTCGTATCCAACCCAGGAACGCCCAGAATACGTGGCTTCACACCTAATTGGCTTTGTGCTGCCAACAGTGCCTGTATACCGGTTTTCTTACCTTCATTAGTTGTAGTACCAATGATGTTGCTTGTAGTTTGTTCTTCCGTTTCACCTTGTGCTACACGGACAACAACAGTAACGGGTTTAGACTGGTCTGCAATAGCTTTGAGTGCCTGAGGCAATGTACCGGTTTTACCAGCTTTGCCAATGGCGAGTGAAACATCAGTAATCAAGACCGGAGTGTTTAGTGGAAAAGTTTTTTCGTCTGCCTCAGGACCAGTACAGACCATACCAACAATAGCGGTGCTAACTGTGGTGATGGTACGTGTGCCTTCGTTAATTTCCTGTACACGGACGCCGTGATGATAATCTTGTGCCATATTAGCGGTTCTCCTGTTAAGGTGTCCCGCTATGTTGAAGTATCCGAATTATTAAATCATTCGATGGGAAATGTGTGGGAGATGATACAAATCAGGTTGGTTAATTTATTATTTTTTTCTAATGTTTTAACTATCGGCACTCTATGATAGTGGAAAATAAAATCTCTATAAATCAATGCTTATTTTTTCCTATTATGAGCTTTTAACTTTGTTCGTTGATCATTTTTTCACAGATTTTTCCTACAAAAATAGATTGCAATTTATACACACCAACACATTTCTCTGTAAGTCACTGTTCTGGTCATTTATTGGAACCCGAATATAGTCAATCTTCGCCATATGTAACCCTGCTTAGTACCAATATGAGACTATATTTTCGGAAATTATCATAGATTGGTGAGTTTTGAAAAATCTTGGTTTAGTGGAAACGGTGAATTTGGCGAAAAATGCTCTTCCTAAGGACTCAACTGAATCATTTACGTCAGGCAATCATAATATTAAAACAGGTGGAAATTATTCCAGTTTGTCACTAACAAAGGGAGATAGCCGATATGTTTTCATAGAAACTACTTCTCATGAAGAAGGCTCTTTCTGTGCAATAGGATATCACGAGTCTGATTCCTCAAATATAAATGTTATTCACCTCCCTCGAAAGAGCGGCTATGTTGCAATAGCTAATGAGCATTATTCTAAGTCAGAATCTGACAGTCGATTTATTCAGTTAAATACGAATACAAAAACATCAGGTTATATATTAGCTAAAACCGCAAACTATTATGATGATCCTAATTCACGTCATTTGGGCCGTTCGGGATTTTTGAGGCCTAATGGAATTGATAATTTAGGAGCATTAGCAATCCACATAGCTCATCCTAACGTTGATAGCCCACAGCACTCTCGTGGACTTTCTTTCGGGTATGGGGGTTATTCAGAATCAGAAGCATTTAGCGTTTCTACTTACGCTTTCGATGAAAATGGTAATTTCAGGGGGAAACGTAAGATATTAACAGAGGATGATATTCTTGTTGGTATTCCGCTACCGTGGTCTAAGCCAACCGCACCAGCAGGTTATCTTATTTGTAGTGGCCAGCAGTTTGACAAATCTATATATCCTAAATTAGGGGAAGCATATCCCTCTGGCACACTCCCTGACCTACGCGGTGAATTTATTCGAGGTTGGGATAATGGGAGAAGTATCGATTCAAAAAGGGAAATATTATCTCATCAAAATTCAACAAAGTTACCTAATCTTTACACCCATGCTGGTTCTGCAAATATAGGAGTATTGGTATCTCCTCCTATTAATCGTTTTTCAACTAATTATCCATCAGAAATTATGGCTGGTGATTTTGAGGAAATGGAATTCGGAAGCGGCCAATATTTTTCGACCCAATTAAATCCTTATGGTGCAGTTTCATTATCTACATTTCGAGTACGTCCCCGCAATATCGCATTTAATTACATAGTGAGAGCAGCGTAATGACAACACAGAAACAAAAATATTCTCTAGAACCAGAAACCGCAATATTGGGAAATAACGGATTAGCAACTAAGGCTGGTTGGTTGATAATCTACCATGTAGCGCCTTATTCCAGAGAATTTATTGACGCCAGACCAGAATATTTAATGGAAGGAGTAGGACTTCCTGCCAATTCTTATCCAGACGCACCAAAACTTCCAGATTCTGATGATATGGCTGTTTGCCGCAGCGAAGATAAAAGTTGTTGGCAAATAGTACCTGATTACCGTGGAAAAACAGCTTATAACAAGCAAACACGAGCACAATATGAAATTAATGCGCTAGGTGAACTACCAGAATTTCTAACATTCAAGCAACCTGCCACTGATTTTGATAAATGGGATGGTAAACAGTGGGTAACTGACAAATATGCTGTAAAGGATAGCCAGATTAAACAGGCAGATCAGCAGCGGGTTGTACTATTACAACAAGCGAATGAAACAATTACATTATTACAACATGCTGTAGATGTTAATTTAGCTTCGGAAAAAGAAAAGCTATTGTTGTTAGATTGGAAAAAATATTTAGTATTACTGAACCGGATTGATATTTCATTATCTCCAGATATTAATTGGCCTGAAAAACCAGAATAAAATAATAACGGCCTGTTTTTCAGGCCGTAGATTTAAGGATCATAAGCTAAATTGTAAGTATTTATCTTTTCTAAAACCATTTTATACAACATTCCTTAATGTCTTTTTCTATAACTTTTTCAGAGAGCTCTTTTAGTTCTTAAAATGAAAAACTCGCAATTAATTTCAGAGTATTATATATTTATATTTCATTACATGTTATTGTAATTCAACCATTAGCACTCAATGTCTTCTAGTAGCTCACAAGAATTACTAACAAGGAAAATATAAATAATCATTTCTCTACAATAATGATTGGTGATTTTATAGTCAGAGATATTACTTTGAGTATAGAATAGCAATAAATTAAAAGTCATATAAATAGCCAACTCAACATAGTTGGCTATTTATAGAGAGACAGATTGAACTTTAATTAAAAAATAATTTATTATCATTACCAGAAAAATGATTAATTTTATTCTGGTTGCTCTGGCCATTTAATATTTTGTGCCGTGTTATCCATTCGATTCAACGCGACGCGATATTTTTTCCACTCCATTAACATTGTTATTTCGTTATCAGTAGCAATACCTAAATCAATGGCATCTTGCAATGGTGCCATTTTAATAGTAGCTTGTTTCAATAAATAATATTGTTTTCGATGATTATCTTTATTTTTCTGCTCAATGATAGCTTGCTGATATAATTCTTTAGCCTCTTGTTCATTGAAACCCATTGAGATTAATTGATGGGGTTCAGCTGGCACATTAACATACTCATAGCCATTTTTGTCTATTAATTTATTTAATATTATCATATATCCTCATTATGATTTCTTTTGATAACGCGTGTCATATTCCAGAGAATAAGGTATTGTATTATCAGTATATTCTTCACCTAATAATGGATCATTGATGACTAACGATTTCACCATCCACTTCATTTCACGCTTAAGATCTTCACTTGACCATCTGTATATTTCTGACTCTCCATCTTCACGTGAATAATGTATTGACTGAAAATTACTGGTCGTAAAATAAGTTAAACCACCACGTAAATAACAACCACTATAAACGTAACAATCTACAATATCACCAGATTTTACATCACCATAAAGGGGATATTTTCCGTCAACGGGTCTGGCGACACTTATCATTGCGTGACGGATTGTTTTTATTGTTTTACGGTAGGTTTGATTTATGCGTTTAATATTAAGATAGTGAGCATCACCTCCCCACGGAATATCTCCTCCTTCTATTTGTGCAAGTAATCCGGCAACATGTGTCACACCTTCACCGAATGGTTTTTTTTCTGCATCATATGGATAGGGCCGATGAAGTGTTAACCAAGAATTCGCTCCGACATTAGGTGGGAAGCTCCACCAAACCGGATAATAGCGTTCAGTACTCAGGCCAGTAAGATCAATCGTAGTGGTATAGCGTGGTTCACTCTGAATATCCAATGCAGTGGGTTTATTGAGCGTGTTATATTCTTGTGCCCAAGGTGTCCATACTGTATCAGGATTATTCCAAGAATATAAAGAACGTGTATATATTCGACTACTGTTATAAACAAAATAGCGCTGAATGATCCCAGCAGCCTGTAAAACGACAAGTGAACCTGCAAATGGTTCAGGATAGTTATTGCCAGATCCCGCTTGTGCATTCAAACCCTGATAATAAAGCCCTGGTGTTTGATAATCATTTAAATCAGCTTTGTCGGGGATGGATATTGCCTGTCCACTAAAGATATCCTGAGAAGTAATATTGATATCCTCAGTCAGAACTTTGCCATTCACTTTCCGGTTGTTTGGAACGGCACCTTTAGCCAAATCCACCGTTTCCACTAAACCAAGGTTTTTAAAAACTCGCCAATCCGTGATAATTTCGATAATAATAGTCTCATATTGGTATTAGGAAGGATTACACATGGCAAAGATAGGCTATATCCGGGTATCAACAAATGACCAAAACAGTGATTTACAGCGAAACGCATTGATAAGTATAAATTGTGAGCAAATTTTTGAGGATAAAATTAGTGGAAAAACATCCAACAGACCGGGGTTAAAACGTGCTTTAAAGCAGCTTAAAAACGGTGATACTTTAGTCGTTTGGAAACTGGATCGATTGGGACGTAGCGTAAAAAATATGGTAACTTTGATTTCTGATTTAAGTGAACGCGGTATTCATTTTCAAAGCTTGACTGATAGCATTGATACCAGTACTTCTATGGGACGATTTTTCTTTCATGTTATGAGCGCATTGGCTGAAATGGAGCGGGAATTAATCGTAGAAAGAACAAATGCAGGATTAATAGCTGCTCGTGCCCAAGGGAGAATTGGTGGTAGACCAGTATCACTTTCATTTGTTGAACAACAACAAGCAGCAAGATTACTGGCGAAAGGCCACACACGAAAACAGTTATCATTAATTTACAACACATCGTTATCTACAATATATAAGTATTTTCCAGTAGATAAAAAAAATTGTCGATCAAATTAGTATTTGCAGTGCGGCTAGTTAAACATTTAATTTTGTATTCGTAATATCCAAGGCTAATTGGCTCTTAATTTATGCAAAATATATCACGTTTATTTATCTATGCAAAAAACTTTCGCCGCACTATACATACTATAAAGGAACAACGGAATAAGTTAATAATCAGCAATTATTCGCAAAATAATTTATTGTGTATGAAATCCACTGCATCTGAAAGTTTTTGGGTAACTAATTGCCATCAGCATAGGATTTACACATCTAAGTAAATTAATTTACTTACAATTGAAAAGCGTGTCAGTACCTAGAAATCACCAGGTAAACGCGACCAATAAAGTTGATTTCATTAATTGCACAGTCAAAAGTTACGTCGTTATCACAAACTCGGATCTTACTAACTGGGATTTTTGTGATTTTTTTTATACTGTGCATACCTTCAATATCAATTAACCATAAACCATCCTGAACATCAGGTTCTTCTGTATTCAGCAAATACCAGGTGTTATTGTTATCTACAATAAGAGGTTTTTTTATTTCTTTAGCAATAAATTGATTATCTAAAATCACTGGAGCACCATCGTTCAGATTTCCACCAACCAATTTAACGCGTTGTATTGTTGGAGTAATAATGTTTTTTAAACATTCCCTTTTCTTCTCTCCATCAGGGAACATTTCTCCTTGTCCTGTACTTAGCCACAACAATGAAGCATTGGTTTCAAGGTTGCATTGAATAACCCAGTCTGCTGGAAAACTGTCCCTTAAATAGCGATTCGCCATTGTGCTTTTAGACACACCTAAATGGTCGCTCAATGCTTGACGTGATTTAAACCCATATGCACTAACAAGGCGTTCGATAGCTTGTTTTCCTCCACTATCTGCACCCATTTTTATCTCAGTTATGTTTCTTTTCATTGAAAGTACAGTTTAGCGAGTTTGCTGTCTCCACAAAGCCCTCTAATTAAGAGCTATAGTGATCCCAAATAAATTTATTAGATCCGATAAAGGATATTGCATCATGGGCACCTAAATTTCAATCTATATACTTTGTGAAATTATGTCATCTAATAAAGAGAAAAAATCCTCTAAGCGATAAAATAAGAAAAACTTATTAATTACAATGAATTGTGATCAAAAAGAAACCTTTTTAATCATTAATTATTTCAATAAAAACAATAATTAATATATTAACACTATCAAATATAGTTCCCAAAAAAGATAAAAAACCACTTTAAATTTTTCTAATCAAAGTGTACTGTTCTTATATACAGTTATGTTATGCGGAGGTAAGTTTGTCAGTGGACTTTCTTATGGAATCAGTAATAGCGCAACGTATTAATTTTATAGCTAGAATGGCAACGAGTTGTGAATGTAATCATGCTGAAGATAAGGAACTTGCTTTAGTTTGGATTGCTGAGTTGTCGACACCACTTGCAAAACAGCTTATTAACCACCACGAAACGCTTGAAGAATAAATGCAACAGATAAATGTGGGAATTCTGTATGATAAATAATCTGAAGTTTCTAAGTTGATAATGATTGCATTGGAAAATGAGCTGAAAAATAGATTTTCCCTATGAATTAGGCAAATTTTAGAAGATATGATTAATTATTAAATTAGCCACTGAAAAGTGGCTTCTTGCTTCTCATTTGTACTGTCTCCTTAACAATATTGTTTCATTGTTTCTCTAGCACTATTCAGCGCACCATAACACTTTAACTTAACAATATTGACTAAATTAGAGAGGGTATACCTAATGAAAATAATTGCACAGCAGAATGATACTGTTGATGCTTTATGCTGGCGTCATTATGGTCGGACTCAAGGTATGATAGAACAGGTACTGTTAGTTAATCCAGGCTTGGCTGAATATGGTGTAATTCTGCCACATGGTACAGAAGTTGAGATGCCTGAAATTACGACAACTGCAACGAAACCTATTTTGCAACTATGGGATTAAAGATATTCATACTAACTTGATGGTTTTTAAACAGAATTATTATTTTATATCAGTAAATTAAATTTATCTATTTGGGGCAGATAAATAAAATAGTTAAAGTAGATTGATTGCAACTGTAGACACATTGTTTAAATAAGAATCACCAATGATAAAATCAAATTATCTAGAATGTTATACTTAATATATAGTCAAGTAGTGCAAATTTGAATCTTTTAAACTAGAGTCAAACTTTAACAAAATAGCACAGATTACATAAGGGCCTTTCTCGATTATGGGAAGGGCTTTTTAATTTATGTTGTTACATTTTCCCTTTTCAAAAAACTTGTTTTGTCTTTCTTACAATTCCTCTTTGATGTTGGCAACTGCCTTTGCTGGCATTCTTTCATACATACACCCACAACCACCAAATGGCATTTTTCCAAACATGGATACACAACTAACAGAACTTTTGCGCTTATTGCGTAACTTGATCAGAACTGGTGTTGTTACCGAGGTAGATACCACCCGGGGAGTTTGCCGAATTGCAACAGGCAATCTCGAAACTGATTGGCGGCCTTGGTTGACAATGCGAGCAGGTAATTCCCGAACTTGGTGGGCTCCCAGCCGTGGTGAGCAAGTTTTGCTGTTATCTGTTGGTGGTGAATTGACCACCTCCTTTGTATTACCGGCTGTTTATTCTGATCAATTTCCAGAACCATCGACTCTTTTTACAGAAGCGAACCATATTGATTTTCCTGATGGTGGATTATCAGCCCAATCTGCGGCACCACCGGGTCGTTCTGAACAAGCTGTTCATATTGTTTTCCCTGATGGGGCAGTAATGGAGTATGAACCGAAATTTGGTGCCTTAAAGGTAACAGGTATTAAGACTGCTGAGGTGCAAGCTTTAAACTCCATAACGCTTGAAGCGACCGATATAACACTGAAAGCACGCAATAAAATAGGATTACAAGCAGGATATGAGATTGGGTTGGAAGCGATAAAAGGAATTGGATTAAAAGCAGGCTATGAGATTGGATTACAATCAGTAAAAGAAGTCACATTGAAATCAGATGAGATCAAGTGTGAAGCAAAAAAAGCAATCGAACTGAAAGCACCAGATTTGGCTCTGAAAGGAAACACGAAACTGGAAGGTAATGTCGAAAACACAGGCGGAAAACTCAGTTCTAACGGCGTAACCCTACATTCGCATCAACACACCGGCGTCATGGCAGGCGGTGCGACAACAGGAGGCCCAGTATAATGATGTACCTTGGAATGAACCGACAAACCGGTCGTAGCCTCACGGATCTGGATCATGTACGCCAGTCTGTCAGCGATATCTTACTAACCCCCGTTGGTAGTCGTTTAATGCGGCGCACTTATGGATCTCTGCTACCCGAATTAATCGACTGGCCACAGAACGCGGCTCTACACCTGCAAATTATGGCAGCCACCTATACAGCAATTAGTCGCTGGGAACCGCGTATTAATCTGACAGCTATTACTATAAATCCCCAAAAAGACGGCACAATGACGGTAGATATAGCCGGTCATTATCAGCAGTCCGCCGGGGTGTTTTCTCTATCCATCCCTGTGAGGTAAAACAATGCCGACCATTGATCTGAGCCGGTTGCCACTACCAAATGTAGTCGAGCCACTGAATTGTGAAATCTTATTGGCTGAACGTAAGGCCAAATTAATCTCTCTTTATCCTGAAGAACAACGGGATGCTATTACTCGAACATTGGAATTGGAATCCGAACCTCTGGTTAAGTTACTTGAGGAAAATGTTTACCGGGAATGGATATTACGTCAGCGGGTTAATGAAGCTGCTCGTGCAGTAATGTTGGCCTATGCGACCAATAGCGATTTAGACCAGTTAGGGGCGAACTATAACGTTACCCGGGCAGTTATGGAACCTGATAGTACCTTTCGTAATCGTATCCAAGAAGCCTTCGAAGGGCTAAGTGTTGCAGGGCCGATAGGCGCGTATCAAGTTCATGCCCATAAAGTTAATGAAAGTATTCATGCTAATAGAAATGAGTACAAAGGTGAATATCAAAGGGTTGCAGATGTTTCCGTTGTCAGCCCATCACCAGCCAATGTGACTGTAACTATTTTGTCACAGAAATGGAAATGGGAAAAAGATAAAAAAGATGAGGAAGATAAGGAGCATAACGGTGTAGCTTCACAAGAGTTACTGGATAAAGTGATTGTGGCACTTAATGATGAAAACGTCAGACCAGTTGCTGATCGGGTAAAAGTGCAGTCGGCCAAAATAGTGGAATATCAAATTGATGCTGTACTTTATCTCTATCCGACACCTGAATCTGAGCCTATCCGTAAGTCGGCTCAACAAAATATGGATAACTATGTGCTAGATCAACATAAGTTGGGGAGAGATATTCGGTTATCTGCCATTTATGCTGCGCTGCATGTAGAAGGAGTACAGCAGGTAGAACTGAGAGCTCCGACAAAGGACATAATTCTGTGTAAAGATCAAGCTCCTTATTGTACAGGCGCAAAACTGGAAATAGGTAAAACACAAACTGTTGATTGTTCCAATCCAAATCCAGATTTGATCGTGGGAGGTTATGATGAATGACCGCCTGTTACCAACAGGTTCTACGGTTTTGGAGTTAGCTGCTGCTGAGGCATGTTCGCAATTGCAAAATATTCCAGTACCGCTTCGCCAACTCTGGAATCCTGATACTTGCCCTGAGGAATTATTACCCTATCTGGCGTGGGCATGGTCGGTTGATCGCTGGGACGAAAATTGGTCGGAGAGTACTAAGCGAGACGTGATAAAAAACTCGCTATTTCTGCACAAACATAAGGGAACCATTGGTGCCGTCCGTCGTGTGGTAGAACCGCTAGGCTATCTCATTCAAATAAAGGAATGGTGGCAGAACAACGAAACACCGGGGACATTCCGGTTGGCGATAGGGGTACAGGAAAATGGGATCACTGAAGAAACTTTTTTAGAGCTGGAACGGCTAATTTCTGATGCCAAACCTGTAAGTCGTCATTTGATAGGTTTGTCAATCAATCTGGATGTTAAGGGCGAATTTTATTGCGCTGCAACGAGTTATAGTGGAGATGATCTTACTATTTACCAATATCTCCCTGAAATAATCACAACTAGCGACAATATGCCTTTAGGGGCAGCAATTCATTTGATCGAAACAGATACATTGAGGATTTCACAATGAAATACTTTGCAATTCTAACCAATCTGGGAGCGGCAAAGCTAGCAAATGCTGCTGCTTTGGGGACAAAGGTTGATATTACCCACATGGCTGTTGGTGATGGTGGTGGTAAATTACCCTCTCCTGATGTCAATCAGACCAAATTAGTTAATGAAAAACGTCGTGCTGCAATTAATACATTAAGTGTCGATCCGGTAAACACAAACCAAATTATTGCCGAACAAATTATCCCTGAAAGTGAGGGTGGTTGGTGGATGCGTGAAATTGGTCTGCTTGACAGTGAGGGTAACTTGATTGCGGTAGCAAACTGCCCAGAAACCTATAAACCACAATTACAGGAAGGTTCAGGTAGAACACAAACTGTCAGAATGATCTTGATTGTTAGCAATACGGATTCGGTAACGCTGAAAATCGATCCCTCTGTAGTTCTGGCAACTCGTGATTATGTAGATAGTTCCATTCAGAAACATGAAAAAAGCCGCAATCACCCAGATGCCACGTTGACAGAGAAAGGTTTTACAAAACTTAATAGTGCCATTAACAGTAATGATGAAACTACAGCAGCAACACCCAAAGCAGTAAAAGCAGCTTATGATAATGCTAATAGTAAATTGGCAAAAAACCAAAATGGTGCGGATATCCCAGATAAAAATGCTTTTGTGAAAAACCTTGGTTTAGTGGAAAAGCTAATTCCGATAGGTGTACCACTTCCTTGGCCGACGGCTACACTGCCGGATGGGTGGTTGCAATGTAATGGCGCGGCCTTTGATAAAGCGAAATTTCCAGAATTAGCCAAGGCTTATCCTGGTGGTAATTTGCCCGATTTACGGGGTGAATTTATCCGCGGTTGGGATGACAAACGTGGCGTTGATCCAGATCGTACATTATTGGTATGGCAAGAAGGGTCTTATTTACTACAGGAAGTCCATCAACCTGCTGATAATGTTGTTAACTTCTCAGTTAATGAGCGTACGAAATTACAGTGGGATACCCCCCAAAATAAAGATATTCAATTAAGAGCTAGAGCTTCTGGAGGTTCAGCAACGACTTGGACTACCAGTGCTACTTATATAGGGGTATCAAGGCCACGTAACGTAGCGTTTAACTACATTGTAAGGGCAGCATAATACTCATGTCTGTATTTGAAGAGATCCCGGTAGGAATACCGCTTCCCTGGCCGACTGACATACCACCAAATGGGTGGGTGAAATGTAATGGAGCAATCTTTGATAAGTCTTTATATCCAAAATTAGCGGAAGTTTATCCGGGGCTGGGATGATGGACGTGGGGTAGATATTGAGTCGATATCTACTGTCCTCGCAATTGGCAGATATTGCTCCACATAGTCACAGGATTGGACGGATGTGGTCCAACTCAAATGGTGGAATCGAGGGGTGGGTACACTAAGTTATATTCTCAATAGTGTCCACCAAGGCGTTAACTACGGAATTGATCCTCGTGGATTAGGTATTGCTATTGGAAGGGGAGCTGGTGGTTTCGGTTATATGGATAATGCGGTTTCGGCTTCGACAGGAATAGAAACACGTCCACGAAACGTGGCATTTAATTACATTGTGAGGATTACCTGATGAATAAGGCTGTACTGGATAAAAATAATATTGCTATCAGTGCCGGAAGTATCGTTGTGTTTAATTACGATGCGATTACGCTGGAATATTTAAACAGTTCTGATGAGTATCTTCCCGTTGGTGTCGGTCTTCCTGCCAATTCCTGCGCAGACGTGCCACCTGATACCCAAGAGGGATATGTCGCCTGCCGTTCATCTGATTTAACCGGTTGGCAAATTGTACCAGATTATCGAGGAAAAATAGCCTACGACACACAAACTGGGGAACAGAAAGAGATCATTAAACCTGGTGAATTACCAGAAATGCTGACATTCAAACAGCCAAGCACCGATTTTGACAAGTGGGATGGTGAAATATGGGTAACGGACATTGAAGCTCAAAAAGCCAATCAGATTAAACAGGCAGAACAACAACGTGTCACTCGTCGCCAACAGGCTGATGAAGCCATGACTTTATTACAATATGCTATTGAGACTGAGATGGCCTCAGACGCAGAGAAAACATTATTGCTTGCCTGGAAGAAGTATGTGGTATTACTGAGCCGTGTTGATACTTCAATGGCTTCAGATATTGAGTGGCCACAAATACCAGCATAATAAAATTATCGAGACCGGGCGTTATTCTGTCTCCGGTCTTTTTTCAGTTAAGGCTATATTGGCCTGTCGATTTCCGATGTCTTTGAAGTATCAACCCTGTTAAGTATGACTCGGTATTTTTTCCATTCCTGTGGGTCTTGGCGCATTGGATAAACATTTTGATTATCCTAAAAAGCCAAAGCAGAAAAAGACCCGCGGTTTGCGAACTGCGGGCCTATATTATTTATACAGGTTGTACAGGCCACTCAATATCTGGTGCTATGGTGGTATCAATGCGGTTTGTTTGTATTCGGTATTTTTTCCAGTCTTTGAGTTGTTCTATTTCTTCCGGGGTTGCGGTATCCAAATCAACGGCATCCTGTAAGGGGGCAATATTATTGCTGGCAAGGGCTAACAACTTCTCTTTACGTCTTTCTGCTTTAGCAACTAACTCGGCCTTTGTATACTCACGCAGAACAATATCACCATTTATATATTGCCATTTGCCAGAAATGTCACAAAAATCAGGCAAATTATTCACCTCAGCCACACTCATTCCATCTGGGTTAAAAGCTGATATATCTCCTGATATAGAACGGATTACGTTATTAAAATCATACATTACTTTGATTGTATCAGGGTTAAAGCGTTTCTGGCATTCATACCAGTCTTGGCCATCTTCTGACTTCAAATAAATGACATTAAAATCCGCGATGAATTTTCTGGCTTGTTTTGAGTCAGGTATGTATTGGGAAAAATTTTTAATGTTTTGCATACATTCATTACCTTACTAAATATTAGATATATTCATCCATATACCGTTAACCTTCTTCTGTATTGGCCTGCGGTTTACGGTGTTAACTAACTCATCTCTATTTTCATTTATTGCAGCAATAATGGCATGCTCACTTGTGTCTTTATCTCCGGGATTTTTCCATACTTGCGCGCTCTCTTTAGCGCCAAGGCGAATGTCTTGAATATAACGCGTATCTGATTCTGATTTTGTATAAGCACCAATAATCGCAGCGGTTGGTCTATATCCTTCATGATAGACCTGATACCCCCTAACTCGGAGATTATCAGATTTCAAGCTCATCCATTCATTGGTTGGCCCTCCAGAGAGGGCATGCTGCCATTTGAAATATTCGTTACCGTTATCTCCTGTTTTAAACCACATATAGGAGTCTGTATCACCATCCCCGGTGTTTTTAAAACCAATAGAGGCAAAGTCGGTGTTTCTGATCCAATACAGCATAGAGTCAGTAGTAATATTTATATCACCTGTTACATTGCCACCGCTGCGTTGCAATGCGTCTGCGGCTTTAGTAACGGTTTCCATCAAACCTAGCTCACTCGCAGTTGGTTTATTTAGGGTATTATATTCTCGTGCCCAAGGTGACCATACTGCACCAGGACTAGGAGTACTCCAAGCATAAAAAGAACGTGTATATATTCGACTGCTGTTATAAACAAAATAACGCTGAATGATCCCAGCAGCCTGTAAAACGATAAGTGAACCTGCAAGCGGTTCAGGGTAGTTAACACCATTTTGAGCATAAACATTGTAATCTTGATAATAAATCCCCGGTGTTTTGTAATTATCCAAGTTTGCCTTATCACCCAAATAAACAGCCTGTCCACTAAAGATATCCTGAGAAGTAATATTGATATCCTCAGTCAGAACTTTGCCATTCACTTTCCGGTTGTTTGGAACGGCACCTTTAGCCAAATCCACCGTTTCCGCTAAACCAAGATTTTTCAA